GACAAGTCAGCACAGGTTGGCCACAGATGGACAAGATTCTGTATGGCGGCATGAGTCGTGGCGAGTTGAACATCTTTGCAGGTGGATCAGGATCGGGCAAGAGCTTGGTCATGATGAACATTGCACTCAGCTGGTTACAACAAGGCCTAAACGGCGTGTATCTTACACTGGAACTAAACGAGGAACTGACCAGCTTGAGAACCGACGCCATGTTGACCGCAACTGGCACAAAGGACATTCGCAAAGATATTGATACCACTGCGCTTAAAGTAGCAATGGCGGGCAAGAAGTCTGGATCTTATCGGGTCAAGTGGTTGCCTGCACAGAGTACTATAAATGACTTTCGCAGCTTCTTGAAGGAATACCAAGTGCAAACAGGCCACAAGGTGGACTTTGTAATGGTAGATTATCTTGATATGATGATGCCGGTCAGTGTCAAAGTTGACCCGAGTGATCAGTTTATTAAAGACAAATATGTGTCAGAAGAGCTGCGTAACTTTGCAAAAGAGCTAAACATCTTGCTAATCACAGCAAGTCAGTTGAATCGCAGTGCTGTTGAAGAAATTGAATTTGACCATAGTCACATTGCAGGCGGTATCTCCAAGATCAACACAGCGGACAATGTGTTTGGTATCTTTACGAGTCGTGCAATGAAAGAGCGTGGCAAGTATCAAATCCAGTGTATGAAAAGTCGTAGCAGTACAGGGGTTGGTCAAAAGATTGATCTCGAGTACAACATCGAAACAATGCGTATCACTGACGAAGGTGGCGAAAACGGCAACGACAGCAGCGCATTTAAGAAGCCCAGCATTTATGAAAGCATCAAGCCGCAAAGTCGATTTAATAATCCGACCGAAAAGATCAACGGCGACACTGGCGAGATAACTAAAATCACAGCAGACGTACAGAGTACTAAACTACGGCAGTTGCTTGGCCAAATTAAACAAGCATAACATTGTCTTAAAGTGTAATAAATAACACAAAGGGCCCGGGACTAAAATGCAAAAGAAAACTCGTAGTTTATTAGAAGAATTAGACAGCATGTATGTGAGTAGAGACTCGAGACATGTTATCGAAAATCGGGCCAGTAACATCATAGCCAGCGCCATACGCTTGTTAGAGCAGATCGATGCCAGCTATGATCCCGACGATGCAAAGAATTTACAACGAAAGCTGATCAATGCAATCAACTTACGAGACCCTGGAAAATTTACTAGAACTGTGAGAAAAACTGATGCAAATTCATGAAGTGAGTAAACGCACAGCACCTCCGCCGGTCCAAGGGCTAGATACAACCAAAGTCAGCCCGCACATTGCTGCTCAGATTGCAAAAGCCGAAGCCGATTCACAAGCACGATTATCTCAGCAGGCCAAACAAGCAGCACCTGCTAATCCCTTTGGCTCAATGGCGTCTTCTCTACAGTCTCCCCCGACTCCTGCTGGCCCGATTCCTACATCAACAGGCGGCACAGCAACTCGTACCGCAACGGGTACTACAAACAGAGCAGGGCCGTCCAATCCCAATGTAAAAGCACAACCAAAACTTACTACTGCTGCACCACCATTGGCTCCGCGTAACACCGCAGCTCCTTCTTTGTCAGATAAAACAAAAGCAATGGGCAATGCAACAGCAGCAGGTTGGAAAAAAGGTGGCCTTCTCGGCGCACTTAAAAATAATTTGTCATGGGATCCGTATAATACTGAACTAGATAAAATTGCAAATCCTGCTGCTACAGTCTCGGCACCAGACACACCACAAGCAACATTAATAGCAAAACTTGCACCAACTGGATTAACACAAAAGGGGCTGGCTGCAGCCGGCCAGGTGTTGCAGCAACTCAGCAACGGCAACAAAACAATTAAAAAAACAGGCGATCGAAATGTCGACGCTGTGTTATCATCAATGGGATATACTTTACAATGATTTTAAAAGAAGGCGGCAATGTTTTTAAAGACCAAAGTGGCCGCATACTAACACAAAGAATTAACCAAGCCGATGTTGCTCCTACGCTAGCATGGCTTGAGCAGATGTTGCCCGGTCTTGATTTACAAAATAACAAACTGGGTTCCACTGGTCTTAAACCCACATCCGGTGACATGGACATTGCAGTCGATGCTAATGTTGTTACAAAAGATCAATTACAGGCCGCGCTCACCAAATGGGCAACAAGCCACGGATTTAAACCTGAAGATTATGTCAAGAAATCCGGTATCTCTGTGCATTTTAAAACACCCATCAAAGGCAATCCCAACTCGGGCTATGTACAAACAGACTTTATGTTCTTGACCAACATACCGTTTTCTAAGTTTGTGCTGACAGCAGCACCGGACAGTAACTACGGCGGATCTGACCGTAATGTGTTGATGAACAGCTTGGCCAAGAGTCTAGGATTCAAGTTGAATCAAACTGCCGGTATACAAGATCGTGCAACCAATGCAATTATCACAGACGATCCTGATAAAATTGCCAAGCTGTTGTTGAATAACAAAGCAACCCGTGCAGATTTGCACAGTGTCGAAACCATTGTGGCTGCACTGGCCAATGATCCCAAGCGTGATGCCAAACTTAAAGATGCCCGTGAGCACTTTGCCCGTATCGGTGTTCCTTTTATGGAAAGCGAACAGCAACAACCAGTGTACACAGAATACAAAGAAGTAGACTTCTTGGCCCGACTAAGAGATCGTATTGTGAATCAAGGCATGTCGGTCATTGTGGAAGGTGCTAAAGATGCACGGATTGAACACTTGGAAGATCTAGTGTTTGAAAAAGGTACTCAGGGCATCCGCAATGCAGTGGAAATTATGCGGCACGCAGCCGAAAACACTCGTGGCACAACCACTGTGAAGTGGGATGGCAAGCCTGCTATCGTGTTTGGACGCAAGCCCGACGGTACATTTGTACTGACAGACAAGAGTGGATTCAGTGCCAAGGGTTATGACGGCCTTGCAACTTCTCCGGAACAGATTCGTCAGATAATGGCATTGCGCAAAGGCGATCGTACTGAACTGGTTGCCATCTATCAAAAGTTGTTCCCGTTGTTGCGGGCTGCAACTCCGGAAAATATGCGTGGCTATGTACTGGGTGATTTGCTATACACCACAGCGCCTGCAGAAGTAGCAGGAGCATATGTGTTTCAGCCGAACTTTGTCGAGTACAAAATTCCTGCCAGCAGCAAGTTGGGACAGCGTATTGCAGGAACCGAAGTGGGTGTTGCAATACATACCAGATTTAAAGATCCCGAAGGTTCGCCCGAAGCAATCAAGCAAATCGCACTGAACCCAGTTCCGGGCTTGTTGATGATCGAGCCCAGTGTCAAAGAAATACAAAATGTAGAGCTCAACATCAAACTGGTCAAGCAGTTGAGTCAGATTATTTCTTCCAATGGCAATGACATCGACGGGTTGTTCAATCCCGGCGAACTGCGCAGTGCCGGTATTACTGATTTACCACAACTGTGCAAGCGTTATATCAACTCTAGAATCACCAGCAACTTTGATAACTTGTTGAATGGGTTTGGCGATTGGTTAAAGTCAGCAGTGACGCCACGCAAGTTCAACAACATTGTAGAATACTTGCAAAGTCCGCGCTCTAACATGGACGGTATCACAGCAGCATTCACAGCATTCATGTTGTTGCACAACATCAAGACCGATATGTTGCAACAACTAGATTTACAGCAGCCGGGGCAAGAAGGCTGGGTGCTGGCAACCCCTGCAGGCCGCGCCAAACTAGTGAACCGCTTTGGATTCAGCGCAGGAAATCGTGCATTGAATAACCCAGATCAAGGAACCTAACCGCTGATTTTTTATCGATCTCATAAATAAATGTAGGTCAGAAAAGACCACAAACTAAGGAAATTTAAAATGGCACAAATTACACGCGCAAATGGCGACTTTCAACCAGTCGTAAACATGGATTCGGGCACAGCAGCATCATCACCAGGTGCTGGTTACTCCACTGGTGCTGGCACAGTGACTAGTGGTGTTACTGTTAATGCAGCTGGTCCAAAACTAGACTTCGGTACTATTACTTTTACAGGTAATGCTACTGTTAGTGCTGCTTCGTTGGAAGCAGCATTTCTAACAATCCAGACTAAAGCAACTATCGCTATGTATGAATTCACAACTGTCAGTGCTAATGCAGCTACTCTAGCAGTTGCTTCGTTCCCTACAGGCGGCTGGGACTTCACCAACACTGGTGATCTTGACGTTGCACTGACAGCAGCACTGGGCTATGATGTTACTACAGCAGCTACAGCTACCTTCACAAACTAAAATTCATTTTAGTACAAAAACCCCGGATTTAACCCCGGGGTTTTCTTTTGGGGTTAAATACTTCACTATGATGGTAAGCAAGATAACCGAAGTAACAATTTTTGAAAGCCCAGACGGAGGCCGTACTGTGTATGCACGCCATCCTGGCAGCTCTACTCGTTCGTTGCATTATCAAGATCCACAACTACAACAAGAGCTCGATGACCTAGAACATAAACGGCGTTGGGCAGAAATATTCGATTCACGACATACCAATGTAGCACTCAACGAACTGTGTACTCAGGTCGAAGTGCTGTATGAATTAAGTAAAAAACACAAATGAAATTTGCAGTACAAACTTTTTTTGACATCACTGCCACGGGCGTAACCGGGCATTATAAACCAGCAAGAGTTCCGTTTCGAGACCACGCGGACAAAATAATAACAGATTACGAATCGTGGAACCGTGCTCGTAATCAACAGCGTAACTGGGAAACATTGACACAGGTGTTGAGTCTTCGCACACAGTTATTTCGATTACAGTTGCCTGTGGTAGATACACTCAATCATGCATGGATGTTTGAATTTGAAGTCGAAGCCGACGATGTGTACGGTCCCGATACTGACCCTTCGTCTGTACTGCGCTCTGATGCCGAAGGTGTGCCTATGCTTTGCGGTCTCAGTAACCGCGACGAACTAGCGCCTATGCTGATCACTGCGGGCCCAGATCAGAATATATGGTTTGCGCCACTCTTCATAAATATGTCAACTAGGAATTAAAATGGCTAATATTGAGAAAAACAATTTAGAAGCACATGTAGAGTTATGTGCAGAACGGTATGATGCAATAGAATCAAGATTAAATCGGGTTGATACTCAGATTGCTAGCTTGAGCAAAGTAATCTACGAGGTCCGCGATCTAGTACAACACATGGCTACAAAGCGCAATGATCAACTAATGTCGTGGGGTGTTAGTATCATCGCTGTGTTGGTTGCCTCCGTTGGTTTTCTGATTACACAATTTGTCATTAAATGATTCCACAAAAAGAATTTGAACGCCTGTTCCGAGAAGATTTTGCCACTATAGCACCCAACAGTATTTGGAAAAATATCGCCGGGGAATATCAAGTATTTGGTAGATATCGTATTGCTAAAGAAGCAGTCGGCTACAGAGTTTATTGCTCTCTTAGTGACGTTGGTGTATTCCATAGTTCTAGAGCTGCACTGAGTTGGTGTATTGCTGACAAGTTTTGTCATTACAATACTGCCCGCGAATTGTTGCAACTAGACAACAATCTGCATTATCTAACAATAGATATTGCAACTAGAGCTGCACTTGCGAACAATAACAAAACTGCCGATCAACACGAAATTATTCTAACCAAGTTAGAAAATAAAATTGTACAAAAACAAGAGATAGAGAATCGGTTAGCCGTTTGTGTTAGCTGGGCTAAATACTACCAACAACGAGGATTCGATAATGAAACTGCAAGAATTGGCCGTGCTGCCGCAAACAAAACAAATCGCTAAAGTATTTGAAAGTTACTTTGGCAAAAGCATCACCTTTGAGTCAATCTCAAAGCGTCAAGCGCATGCCATGCTGGGCAAAGTGCGTGGACTGTTAAGTGAGCATCGTAGTACACCCAAATTCCATATCAGTGAACAAAATTCTGCTTACTTAAAATTAGTAATGCTGGAACAAGTGTTGACTAAAAAACTACGCG